ATTTGTGGCTACACACACATAAATGTAGTTTGAATCATGGCATATATCACCGGCTGTTCCGGCTGCCGTTGCAGATGTTGGAGTTTTCGATGCTGCTAAATTAATCGTGCTTCCGTCTGTTCCGATTCCTGCCGCAGTAAAGTTAAGTTGAATATTATTTGGAACGCTCCTAATATAGCTTCCGGTTGCTCTTAGATAGAATCCAGGGACCATGTCTTGTATATCATTTTTATCTGGTGGAATTGTTCCGATGATTAATCTCGCTCCGGCTCCAGATGCTTCTTTACAAGCCATAATAAATCCATTTTCTTGTGATCCTGTTGTGTTTTGATAACGTGCAAAATAATGCATAATGCCCTGGTAAAGATCTGCTAAAACATTGTGCCCTGTAAACAATTTAGTTTGTTTTCCGAAGAGATTTATGGACGTTATCTGTTTTGCAGGTAACATATTCATACTAAAAAACTTGTCCCTGCCAATTATTAAGTTTCCTGCAACAATTGGAGTTTTGTTATTGTTGTAGTCTAATTCCCCAATAGACGCAGTGTGATACTCTGACCAGTCAATGTTGCCCAACCCATGAACATGACCGTCAAAGAAGAATTTAGCTAAAGCGTTATCCCCAGTCCTGATTTTTGGCAGATCGCTTCCAAATACCTCATATGAAATCGTACCGACATTCGTTCCGCTATCACCGTTAAAGTGCAGCAAATAACTTTTAGGTCCAGCTATAAATACTTTGATATTAAAAGTGCAGTTGTATATGTTACCACTTTCAATATTGATCGCCACTGCTTCCTGTAGACTTGTCCCGGTTGTTGAAATAATCACTCTATTAAAAATATTTCCGTGAAAGCTACTGTTCCATGTATCCGTTTCACCAACCTTGAATGTAACTCCGCGAGTACCACTATCAATAATAATATCCTCAAACACATTTTGTTCGGTATACCCTGTATTTGTAGGTGCAATTGCAGTATCTGGGTTGGTTGTCAATAACATTGGTTGTACAAACTTACCTATCCTTATGTTTCTTTGAAGATTTCCAATGCAGTTTTCTAAAACTATGCCATCCCCAAGGAATTGATAATCTGTTGAATATGGAACTACTGAAAACCCTCCAACCTCGACTCCATGGCTGAGTGAATTATTATTAATATTAGCAAACTTCATTGCTGGTTTACCGGTCATTTTAACTAAAAATCTTGTGTTGTTTACATCTTGTCCGATAAATTTAAATCCTTTACCTATTGCGTATTCAATTGTTGATCCATAAGAAAACAAAAGCGTGTCGGAAATTACATAATCACCAGAAGGGATGAATATAACAACCCCATTAGTGATCATATAATTGATTGCATATAATATTGAGGCCGTGTCGTCTGTCACACCATCTCCTTTTACTCCAAACCTAGTGTCAGTCAACAAATAATCGTGTTTATCGAAATTAGATTGTACTGTTGAATTTGAAATGGGCGCTAATAAAGCAGGATCAATCTTGTCGGCAATCACTGAGTGTGGAGCCAGGGCGCGGCTACCCACTGAACCATCAGCATACTTTGGCTCCGTAATCGTCCCATTTGCAATCTTCGCAGCTGTCACCACCAAATCTGCAAGCTTGGCCAGAGTGATTGATCCGTCTGCAAGCTTTTCTGTAGTTACTCCTAGCGCTGCCAGTTTGGAAGTGATGATAGCTGAGTTGCGAATATGCCTGCTCACTATTGTCTGATCTGGTATTCCCAGTTCTCCAGGAGTTGGCAATAAGGCTAATATGAAGTTTGAGAACTCCGCCCAGTTATCATTGATTGTCTGTGCAAGGTCCTGTAAGGCCGGGTCAATTGGACCGGATTGAATCGTATTCCCGGGCGTTGTTGTGGCGTAGTACGCGTTCAGGTTCGCTGTAGGTACGTTTCCCATGTTAACCTCCTATTCCCGATGCTGTCCCTTCCACACGATAGCGGAGGATTTCAATCGGTTCGTCTCTGTCATTTGAAAAGATGATCTGTGCATATTTGGCTTTTTTGTGAAGCTTTTTGCGCTTGACTTGGTTGATATTGTCCGTGTAGTTCAGGTTGGCGTATTGGGCCTCATCGTAGGACGACACATCATACACGCCGATTTCGTTGAATATTGCCTTGTCCAGCAGCAACGCTCCCGCACCGTATACAAACTTGATGTCCAGCGAGGATTTCACGGTGTACATGGCTGATTCCACCTGCATGTAATGGAAGTATGATGATTCACCGGTGAACTCTGCACTCAGCAGGCCTGTGGCAATATAGAACTTTACTGTGGTTCCTGACGACTTAGCTGCTTGGTCCCAATCGGTGTAAAGCGTATCGTCCAGTTTGTGCAGCAAGCCAGTTGTGTTGCCGAAGTACATCGCCCCGGCGAACTCCGTCAGCGACTTTGTAGACCACGGTAAGCGCCACAGGTACCACTCTTGATTTTGAGTGTCGTAGTTGAAAATGTAATGTATAGATCCCCGGTCAATCGCCAGTTTTAAACGTCCGCTCAATGAATCAAAAGCCACCACCGCCGCAGACTTTTCCGCATCCGTGAATCCGAATTTGTTAAAGTCGATTTTGTTGTCCATCAGATTGCGTGTGCTGTACTGCCGTGTGCCGGACGTTTCAACGTTGTCAATACCTGTGTCGTATATCTCATTCATGCCGTTGTCAGAGAGGTAGGCGACCGTCTGTTGACCGGTGGGATAGGTGATCTTTGCGATCCCGCGGGACGATATGTTTCCATTGTTGGTATTCAGATATAAATTCGCTTTGAACGGAATATCTGTTGACACACCATCATCGAACGTTTCCCCCGATATCACACCCCAGCCCCTACGCATAGGCAGCAAACATAACCCGCCGAAGTCAATCCCAGGGCCGGTTACATAGTCGTTGTCTCGTATAAACCGGAAGTACTGCACATCACCCGGGAAGTAGTCGTAATGATATCGTTTGGAGTACCATATCAGGTCTGTGCCGTCTGAAACGAATACATGGCCCGTAAACACCCAGACATATTTCAATCCCCGTGCGTTAATCGTTGACAATTTATTCGCTGGTAGTGGTGCAGTGTCGTCCGCAGCAGGAACCACGTTTTTCACTTCGGTTCCGGTGTACTGCTGCAAGCTACCTCCACTCGTCAGTAAGAGGTTTGATACATCTGCAAAGTCGGTATACCCTACGCCAAACACATTGGAAGAGGTGAATGCGTTCGTCATCGTCTGTGCTGCTAAAGATCCCGCAGAGTACTTGTACAATGTACTCCCCGATACAGCGAATAGGTCAGGCGCTACGCTCGATGCTGTGGACTTGTAGGGTATGAGGTAGGTTAATGGTCCACCTAACGCCGAAGTCGTTACAGGGACGCTACCGGGTCGCTTGCCGATGGTGTTCACGGACTTAAGGCAAGCATCCAGTGCTAACCTCTGCGATCCTGCGGGTAGTTGGCCCGGGTTCAGGGCTGAGTTCATGCCAAGGGATGGAGTGATTTCAATTGCGAATGTGGTTTCTGCCATGGGTTAACCTCCAAAAGCAACATCTACTGTGCTGATTGACGGTACATAACCGCCGCTTGATGTGCCTCTTCCGTCAATATTGGCCTGTACTGCAATCTTCAGATGCGTTTGAGATAGGTTCATGTAGTGCATGACCAAATCTTTAGCCGTTGGACGGCTCTCCAAGATTAACCCGGCCACATAATAGCAGAGTCCCATCGAACCGGCATCCGGGAACTGCACGGGGCTTGTGAGTGCCGCCACCGGTGCGGGGTATGCCAAGTATTGCAAGATATGATTACCTGCAGGTAATGGGTTTGTTGCAAGCGCGAACCCTTTGATGTGGATTGGCGTATTGGTCGCTTCTCTCCACCATCCCCGGGTGTCAGCGAAGGATACTCTCTTTTGCATATCGCGTCCGTTTGGGTCAAGGATTCGAAGTGGAGAGTAGATATCTGAGATATCCGTTCCGCCGATCTGAAACACCGCATAGTCGTCAGAGGAAATATACAACGCATCGGAGTTTTTCTGCTGATACGCAATGTGTGCAAGCTTTCTCAGTGCTTGATTCATAAACTGGAAGATGTACGCATTCTGCACGTTTTCTTCGTCCCCGATTTCCTCTAGGTAGGACTGCGCAAGTTGCTTAATGGTTGACACTAAATCTGACGCATAGATCACCAGTGCACCACCGTTCTGCCTGTGCTGGATTTGTTTTTACGCTGCATGTCCATGATGAAGTTCGTTTTCCCTTCTTCCCATCGCTTCAAGTACCGGTCTGACAAGGTTTTGTCTTGAATATTCAGCGTAGGCAAGAGCAAAATCATTCCGGCTGCGTAGAAGTGAAGCAAATCATGATATTGTGGATCGACCTCTGGCACATCTGCGTCATTCACAAGCGTTGTGGCATATTTGTAGTAGTAATGTGTCAGCACACGGTCTTCCTGCGGCGAGGTCTTCAGGATGATATTCCCGTTCTCAATGGAGTATCCGAATTGGTTTGAAGTCAGATCCAACAGCGGATAGGTTGTAGTACAGTAATTTGGCTGCTGATATAGCAATTCACCGGGTGACTTGAAGTTGCTCGGTAGCGCATATGTATCTGTACCGTTTAGTACTGATATAGTCTGCACTCCCCGGAGCCTTGCACCTTCCACTAATTGATTCTGTGCATCGTTCGCCAGATCATCCATGTGGTATGAGTCAGTGTACATACCACTGGTAGAACGGAATATTCTGGCCCGTATTTCAACAAGTGACGGCATTACACACCTCCTACATACTTGGTCACGCCACTTTCCCGGTTATAGTCATACGCATTGACAAACGCTTCACGCGCCTCTTTAGCAAAGTCTTCAGCAAGATCGTTCGTTTTGCGTTCAAACTCACGTTTACGGGCGGTTTCGTTAGCTTCAATTTCAGCGATTGCGGAGTATCCTTCTTTAGCCACACGCCGGATCTCACGGTAAACCCGTTGATCAAGCGTTTCAAATCCGATTTGCGGTATTTTCATAACAGCCGTTTCGGTCATTGCATCCATAATCAGCCATGAATTGTCCTTTGGTCTCCACATAATGTATAATTCCGGGTCAAATTCTTGCAGCTGCTGCTCAATTCCGTTCACATCGTTGATAAAAACCCGTTGATAGCCTGCAAAGTAGTGTCTGTTCATGCTTCCTCCTAAAGAAAAAGGGGGCATATAGCCCCCAATGGATTAGTAACCGGTTGGAACGGTGATGTCAGTCAGTGCGCCGAATGCATTACGGGCGAAGCAGACCATTGTGTAGTACCAGAATGCAGTTGCTTCGTATGCGGCCACGTTAGGAACGCGGGAGAACATCGAACCATCCTCGTCCAGCCAATCCAGTTCAGAGGTTTGATACCATCCCAGGTCGTCAAAGTTACCGGCCCATACCGTTTTAGAAGGCATGTCGCGGTCAACAACCATCGGCATACCGTCAAATTCAAGCGCAGTATATCCGCCTTCAAGTTCCATAGGCTTAACATAGCGTTTGTTCACGGTCAGCAGTGCCTCATATGCTGCACGCACGCCGTAATCAGCTGCCAACCAATCCACCTTTTTACCAGATGCAAGGTCAACATAGTCAACCAGTTGTCTCAGCAGGGCATCAGAGATAGCTCGCGGTGTGCCGCCATTTGCCAATACTGTTGCCTTCCACCATGGATATGTCGCTACATCCAGCGTTTGGAGCGTTGTGGTTGCGGAGATAATACCTCCAAGGCCCATAGGGTCCAGGCCATAAGTGCCGGTTACCACTGCAATGTCTGTGGCTGCTGTGGTCACTGCTGCGCCGGAGATTGTGATGGTCTTAGCTACTGGGTCAATTGAGTTTACCGTGCGGCCTGTGACCGTTGGAGTACCACCAGAGTTGACGATATCAATGATCTGTCCAAAGTGGAACCCACGAACGCTGTCAACGGTCAGCGTATTCACCGAAGTGTTAACCGCGAATGTTGCCAGACGGCCTGTGCCGTTACCGAATGTAGCACGTTGTACGTAACGCTGAAGGTCCTTAGTCAAACCCTGTACCTCTGCTGTCATTTCCTTCAGGTAGGTGGCAGAGTCCTTTTTGGTCGCCTGGATCAGTGCATTTGTGACTTGTAAGCGTCCATACACATAACCCACATTACCTGTGGATTTCTTGTATTGCTGGTTACCGGCTGTAGGCAATGTACCGGATTCTGTACCAGCACCTACACCAGAGTTGCGGCCGTAGTGGTGAGAGATCGAGAAGTTGTTACCGCCGCCTTGCACCGTCTCAGCCTTTTGAATCAATTTCATCGCGAAATAGTTCGAACCGTTGTTGACTTGCTCCCGGATCTTTGGAAGGTAGTCCGTTTTTAGTGCGTCTGCAATTGTGGTTAAATTAGCTGCCATTTGTCATATCCCCTTTAGGTTTGTTGGTTTGCGGCCATTCGTGCCGCCACTCGTTTGTTGATGTCGCTCCAGCCCATCTTGCTGGTATCCTCGACCACAACCCCGGGAGTTCCTGCACCTTCAACCTTTGGAGCCGATTTGCTTTGCAGATACTCTTTCACTGCCGATTCTTTCGCAGTCTTAAGTTCAGCCTCTAGCTTTTCAGCTCTCATAGCTTTATAGGCAAGGTTTAAACTCTTTTCGATATTGGTTGGGTCATACGTCAATTCATTTTCGATCATGAATTTGTTCAACTCTTCGGCATTGTGGTCCTTGCCTTCGGTGAACTTGGTCAGTGTGTCGAAGTACGTCCGGGTTTGCTGCTCCTGCTGCTGGATTTGTTCCAGTTGATCAGCCTTCGCCGCCTTCTGTTCCAGCGTTTCAAGTCGCTTCTGCATTTCCGGCGAGATTTGGTTATCTTCTGCCCGGGCCTGAAGCTTGCTCATTTCGATTTGTTCTTTGAGTGTGAGCGCGTCCAATCCGTTTTGTTCTTGCAAAAATTGGCTTAGCTCTTTATGCGTGTCATAATCCTTGTATTTCTCGTTTGTCTCCGATTCCCACTTGCTCTTCTCCGCAGCGAGTCTCTTCGCAAAGGCTTTTTCGAAGTTGTTCTGTTTCTCAGGTTCGGCGGCAACCTTGTCTTCTGCGCCCGATTCAGATACAGATACCGTGTCCGGTGTTTCAACTTCAGGTGTTGCAGTCACCTCGGCGGCAGGTGTTTCTTCTACGCCCGATGGTTCAATAAAATCTTCCATGGTAATACCCCTCTCTGTGCGGCGACCACAGCTCGTTAACGCCCGACATAATGTAAAGATAGATTAGGCCGCGCACTGGTCTGTACGCGGCCTGTTATTGCCTCATTCCAGCTGTCTGTAAGGCTGTCTGAGCTTTCATTTGTTCACTCTGCATCTTTGATTGGTTATCCATCGACTTCAGCTCTACGGCTCTGCCATGCTGTTCTGTGGCTTCTTTGCTCTTGCCTTCCTGTTCTTGCTGTACAGCAGCCTGTTCTGCTTGCTGCTGGGCAATGATTGGCGCTTGTAGGTAGTCAATGTGTTCTTGCACATGAGCATCGACAAAGGCTTGCATTTCCGGCGGGAGTTCCTCGTATTCTGACGACTTCCGGAACATATTATGGTTGTATATATGGATATCATGGTCGTAGAAATCACGAACAATTGGCGCTCCTGGAATCGCCGGAGGTTTAGGAATAGCCTCAGGGTTAATCCCGGCCATTTGAGCCTGTTGAATAAGCGCTTGATACTGCTGCTGATCATTGGTGTACTGCATCACTGCCGTAACCATCTGTTCATTCTCAGCCATTTCAGCAAATATTTTGTTTTCCATCTTCGATTTGTTCTCATCCAGTTGGTTTTGTTCAAACAGTTCGTTGGCATCCCCTAGCCCCATGAGCTTGAGGAAAGCATTAGCATCCGGCATGCCCTCTTTATTGACGATTGCCCCCGCACCCCAGAGTGACATAATCCTGTCCTGCTGGGCCGACTTCATTTCTGGTAGAGACGAGCCTTGCACAATGTTGATATCTTCTTCACCACTGAGGTCTGAACCAGTGAATGACACAAGTTCAATCTGATTGTCCGGTCCTAAGATTCGGCCCATCCGTTCCTCGGTGTAATGCTTCTTCATCAGTTGCAAGACACGCTTGAGTACCTTCTTCATCCCTCGCTCATAGTTCTGGGAGTTGACCGCAAGCTTCTCATTCTCTTGCTCAACCATCAGCGCCAGCCCTGAAGCAGTATCCAGTCCCGCAGGAAGGGTGTTCCCGCTGATCTCCCGGGCGCCACTCATATCGTCAATCAGGCGGTTGTAGTACTCAATGAGCCTGTCAAACCCGTTAGGGATGTCTGCACCCGGAATACGCTCGACCTTTCCTCCGGCCGTAGCGTTGTAATGGATTATTCCGCTAATTTCATCGTTCAGTTCTTCTTCATCCACATTTGAGCCTAACGGAACAGCCCACTTTGTCGCGCCCATCTTCTTCATATTGGTCGCAAACATCGTTAGTGAAATGTTCAAACTCCGCTGAATCGGCAACATATTTTCGATGAAGGCTTTATACTTCACTGTGCCAGGGATAGGAATGTCACCGAACAGAATGTATGGCAGGTCGCCTGCTTTTTCGTCCTTGTCTAAGAACTCAGCGCGGGTTGTGGTGATCTTCAGTCCGCCCGGGTACTTCTTACAGGGTTTCATCCATAACTCCCGCACCATTGCCATGCGTTTGTTCTTACGTGAAGCAAAGTCGCCGCCTAAGTTGCCCAAGTTATTGTTCGTGATATCAAAGGATGGCGCGTATGTAACGGTGTCGTCTGGCGAAACCTCTTTACCATACGTTTCCTTGATGTAATCAACGTCTCGCGGCTTCTCCTCCACGATCCAGCGTATTTCATCTTCCGTGGTCGCTGCTGGGTCAATGTACAAAGTGAGTGGGTTGCAGATACGCATCTTGATTTCACCTATGTGGATTGGCTTCTGATTATCCTCGTACCCCGGATCTTCCTCGTCAGGTGTGATATCCTTGCCGGCTTCAGCATCGAAGAATACTTTTGCCGCGCACCAGCCGTCTACGTTTCCGTATAGGAATGAATCACGTGTCTTCAGGTCAACCTCTTGCTCATCCCACCAAACATGAAGGAACTTTGTCGCGGCCTTGGCCGTCTCTGCCCGGTCCTCATCGTTCGTATCTGGCACAACATCATATTTGATGCGGTTCTTCGTCTGTTTGGCAAGCTTAGTCATTACCCGCGGCTGAATCACGTTATGAGTAATGCGCTCCTGTCCATCCTGCGGCAAGGATCTCACTGAACGTGCTGCATTGTCCCAGCCAATCCATTGGTTGGATACGTAGTAGTTCAGGTTGATGATCATCTGCTTACGGTTGGCGTAGTCTTCGCCAGTCTTCAGCAGCTCATCAACCTTGCTGACCCATTCTGATTCGGTCATTTTACCGTCTTCCAAGGTTTCACCCCCTTTCATGATGCCGGATTAAACGTCCTTCTTTGGCCTGCCGCCCTTATTCTTTGGCTTATCCTCTGTCAGCGGTGTCAGGGTGATCTCGTACCCTTCAACCTTCACTTCATCAATCTTTACAGGCAAATAAGAAAAGCGCGGGTCAATGTCTCCCGCGCTTTCTCTCATGCTCTCTTCACTGTCTGCCACGCCGTATTCGGTGGTGTTACCCACACTCAGTGTATATAATTTGTCCATTACACTACCTCCAGGGTTACAACCTCTTTGGGCTGCTCATTTTGGGCCTTGATGATCTTGGCCTCTTGGTGCTTCAAGTGGTCGAAGGATGGGGCTTGGATGCGGTCTAGGAGCTTCTGGCGCTCTTCGTACCACTGCTGTCGTTCCTTATCAAACGAATCACTGCGCTCTTTGTCGTAGTGCATGTAGAACGCTGTAATCGCGAGGCATGTGCAACCCAATATGATCATGCTTATCATACCGCCGTCATTCCCTTCTTCTTTTTGCCGATGCTCTTGATGTTACGTCTGGCCCTCGCCTCCATGCTGGTGTCCATGTCAGGTTTAGCAGGCGTTCTATCACGGAAGTCTAGCGCTTCATCGTTCATCATGTATCTCACAGCGTCAATACTGTGGTTGTTCTTGTCAGGGTAGCCAGCCTTGTAGTTGCCATTAGCGTCCCGTTCCAATTCATATGTCAGGAACTCTCTGGCTGTATCTGGGCAACGTTTGTCATCAATGATGATGGCCTCAAGGCTCTGCAAGAACTGAACACCGTATTCAATGCTCCCCGGCCCTTTCTTCACGCCCACGACTCTTAAGCCATACTGAATCAGCTGGCTGATGCTTCTCGGCTCTGCGGAGTCCGCATATATCATTTCATTGCGCGTGTTCTCTTTCCTGATATGCTCATATGCCGGCAATAGATCCATACGCACCTTGAACAACTCATGATAGATGTACAGTCGCTTGCGCTTGGCATCGTAATGCCCAGCCACATATGCAAGTGGGTCAGCTGCATACCCGAAGTCTAATCCTCGCTTAAAGTTGGTGAACTCTTCAATCTCGCCGTCACCAATCTCTCGTATCTGCACATTATCGAATACCTCACCGCCTGTACCCACGACTTCTCCGAGATACTCATGCTGGTAGGCCAGCGGCTTCGTCTCTTTTAAGTGTTCAGCCTCAATGATGAACTGTTCACCCAGCCACTCTCTAGGTACGCTGAGATAGTTTGTATGGCTCACAAGTCTATCATTGCGTGTGTACTTCTTCTCGGTGTTAACCCAGCTGTTAGCGGACCTTGGAGGGTTGTAAGAGTAGAAAACAGTGAACTTCCTCCCACCGCGCATTAACGACTGGTTGATCATGCGGATCTCTTCCATGTCGGTGAACTCGTCTAACTCTTCAAACCAGATGAACTTGCAATATCCGCGGCTGAACTTCATGGATTTGATCTTTTTGGGTTTATCAGCACCCCGGAAGCGAATCTCTTGTCCGGTCGGAAGGTAGGTCAGAGATAGTTTCGCTTCAGGCATGTCCCAATACTGACCCACACCTAACGATTCTATCGCCCATATGAGCTGATCCTTTACCGAATCATTTAGCGTGTCCTTAACCTTCCGCAGCACTACGGCGTTCGCTTCTGGATCGCTCATAATCCCAAGTATGAGGAATACACTAATTGCGGATGATTTGGTGCTACCACGTCCACCAGACAACCAGTAGTGCGTGTGTTTTCCGTCTACCACATCCCAATACACATCGTAGAATGATGGAGCGATAACATTCGTTAGCTTGGTACTACTTTGGCCTAGGGATGTCATTTATGATCTGCACCCCCACATCTCCACTGTGTTCAAGCTCTTGCTTGTCCCGCCACTCTTTAGGCTTGCGGTTCTTCAGCCAAAAAATTAACGCTGTCGTATTAGGATGGGCCATCTTTGTAGACCGTTCAAATCCATCCTCTGTTTCCTTCGTCTCTTCGTACTGATAACCAAGCGCTGCCTTAAGCAATGCGTTCTCGACCATGATGTCAATGACTTCCTTGCCCTTTTTTAAGGCATCAACCAATTCAGGATACTGTTTCTTATATTCGCACCATGATGTTGTATTCACATCAAGGTTTGCGCATATCTGAGCCTCCGTTAACCCATCTCTGCACCACGCTTCAATAAGCAGGAGTTTAGGCTGCACGTGTGAATCGTATTTGCTCGGTCTGCCTCCTGCCATTGTCTTCACCTCCCTCTAATCACTATTTTGTACTTATTTACATTCAATTTTGTACAAGTCTCGATTTATTGGCCATTTATTTGCACTAACATACATTTTTGTTATTTAATGAATCGAGGAATCTCGCCAACTTTTTAGATTGTTCATCTAATTCATGCTCTCTACGCGCCTTTTTCCGTTTCCACACTGCAAATTGGTAAGGTGTCACCGTCTATCTCACCACCTCGATCACTATAGTCATCATAATGATAAATACCAGAGTTAAATACCTTTCTGAATGCCTCATTACGGCCTCGCTTCGCTTAGTATTTCGGTCGTCTCGATGGCGGCTATGCCGCAAAAGAAAAGAACCGGCTATATGCCGGCTGCTTCTCTATATTTTTTAATAGCCTCGGAGAGCTCCTGATTAACACTATGGCCCGACTGATTAACCAAGCAGAGCAATTGTATATATCGTTCAGCCTTTTCTAATTCCCCCGGGATATACGGTTCTACTCTACAACCTGTTGTTTCTCCCCATAGCCCACGTTCCATATCATCTTCAGCCAATTGATGCCAGCGCCTTACATCTTTTACATGAGTTGTCCCGCCTACGCTGATACCAATTCCGCCCTCTGTCGTGACATGCATGCTTGGAGAATATGCATCTTCTGATTCTCTCCACAATTCCTTGTCAGTGTTTTGTGCTGCTTCCATCTTCATCATCCTCTTCATCGTATTGGTAAAACAAAAAAGGCAACGGCGTATACCGTTACCTTTTTTGTCCGCCCAGGCCTATTAAAAGCACATCTGAGCATATATGCAAACCATCCCCAACATCGAAGTATGCGCATTAGCGCGTTATGGATGGGTGTTGCTATACTCCATGATGGACTCGAACCACCGACCAACCGCATATAAGGCGGCTACTCTTACCACTGAGTTAATGGAGCAAAATGTAGCGCCAACCTATTACAGCCAGCGCCAAGGAGTGAACCATCCAAGTGAATGAAAGTGAGAAGAAACAGAGTGGGCGGCGACTGCGCAAGTAGCTATCTGACGCCCATGCCCATGTTCCTTATACTATAATTCTAGCACAGTATTTAGGGTATTTTCTTGCAATAACTTTGCATTATGCGGGCTTTAGCACATCATCCAGGAATATAATTTCCGGTACTTCCACGAATATTAGTGCATCTGCCAAATGTTTCAGCGCCGTCTTATGCCATCTGGTAACAGTGGTAGGATCTACATTCCTCTCATCCGCAATCTGTGACAGTGTGCGCTTGTTTCGGTCAAGATACTTCCTACGTATGATGGTTGCCTGATCATCGTCCAGAACGTCCGCTACAGCGCCCTCAATGGCTTGAACGACATGTGTGTATTGCCTGAATTCCAACTCACTTTGAATTGTGCTGCCGGATGATCCATAACGTGGTGCTCGGCTTCCGTATCCTCCGCTTCTAGGCATCCCTAGCATGTCTTCTGACTGGTATGGCGCTATTCCATTGCTGATAGCAAATTTATAACTCCGATACTTCGTCAGCAACTCTATTACTTTATCCTGGCTCATGTTCTCCCTCCTTCAGTGGTTCAGTTGTAATAAATGCTACTTCCCGGAATCCCTCAATGCGCCTGTACACTTCACTCGTATGGCCTAACGATTTTTTGGTTGACCTATTGATCGACCATCCCTGACGATCATCATCATAGTAGATAAGCACATGCTCATTTTTGCATATGACTAGCATGGATTCTTCTGGCTTCATACTGCTATGCTTGATGATCATGTGCTTACCTCCTACTCGTTTATCTTCTTAAGCAACCGATCTAATGGATGCGATTTGGTCGACTCTGGCTTTGAGTTCTTCAAACTCTTCGCGTGTAACTGGCGATCCAGCCACTGTTGATGCCTCAGCAGCCAATCCAGGCTCTGTGGGGCTCTCGTCTTCATCGTCACGAAAGGCAGGTACAGTGAGTGTTAAGTCGCTACCCACGGGAACATTGCTCGTATGATCTTCTTCAACAGGGGCTGCGGTTCGAAACGATGGCGCTTCTTCGCTGGTCACCACCCGATACTTCCCTTTCATCAATGTCGGCTTTGCAATGTCGCCACTCATTGCGAAGTGAGGAAATTCAATTGTTTCATCTGTTTCTGCCAGTTCGGCCAAATAGTGAGTATGCGGTGCTTTTCCTGGTTCTTGTTTTTTCCACCGAATGTTGTAGATAACCTGTTTTGCATCCTCTTCTTTTTTCCGTTGTTCTAGCCATTTCTCATGAGCAGAACGTACGTCAACCTCTTCCACCTTCACAGCGGCAGCTGCACCGATGGCAATTTCCTTGCGGAGATCATCGACTTGGCTGTTTAAACGTTCCGTTTCAGCCTTTTCTTCATCCAGCAACCGGGTTGCATTCGCCAAACGGGTATTTAGGTCGCTAATCTCCAGATTTTGAATGCTGAGATCATGAGAGAGTTCTTCTTTTTCCTGCTGCAGCTTATCATTCTTTTCTTGCAGCGCGGCAATTGTGGTTTCCAGTGCTTTTGCATTGGCTATTTCAGCCTGTTTCATTTTTGACACGGCGTTCTGTATTACAGCATTCACGTAGTTGTAAGAGGTTTCTGCACTTTCCGAACCATAGTTCAGGAATAGATCCTTCGGGTCCACCCCTTCAAAATCCAGACTGTCCATGAACTTCGCAACTTCATTCGTTACCGTTTCTTGCTCGGCAGCCTTTGAACGTTCCTCCAGTTCCAATTCAGCGATGCGGTTTGAGATCCGGTTAAACTCATCCCCCGGTGGGAGTTCTGCTAATCTTGCCTTCAATTCTTGCAATGTCGCCGTTGTCAAATCCATGTATTTCACCCTTTCGCGTCATATACGTTCATATTATTGATTATTACCTATATTATACACTATTTCCCGGCGTTATTGTACAAATATCTTTCGTTTTCTCACGTTTTCATAGATTTAATCATGCCGTTTTGCGATCAATCTCACCTTTGTGCAGGATCTTGCAGCCTTCCGTGTAAACGACCACAGGAGGCTCATACAGAGCTCTTAGGCTACGCTGGTGTGTTTGCTTGTCCAAGGTGATGATCGTGCCTCTATGGGCTCCGCAGTCGTCCACCATCGAGTATGTGCTGCCTAGGTTGATCCATGCTGCTCTCATCGTTCATACCTCCTTGATTTCAAGTTCTGGGTAACGGTTGTAAAATAGTTTCTTCCGTAGTGAGTAGTCCCGGGTGATCGCTCCTTTAGCATCTTCTATCTCTTGGTGCCCGTCTGGATATGTGACCAGAAAGTCTGCCGTGTACTTGATGGGCTGGATTACCTTACCTGTGCGTTTGTGCCTGAATTTATCTATGAGTACATATTGGGGCTGCAACTCAATTTCCTTGACGATCCCAGCGCGCTGCATCAGCAGTAGCTCTCTGTACCGGTTGGCTTCTCGTTTACTGTCAAACAGTATCCCGTTAACTTGCGTCTTTTTTGCCCCGTACTTGTTTGCCACGCTTAGCACCTCCCTGCTGGCGTGTTGGTGGTGTCGCTATGCTGCTGTAGCTGCCGTATGGCCGAGTGGGTGGTCCATACTTGGCAATCACTTCGGCCAGTTGATCCGCAGTTAGGACGTATGTGGTTACCTCGCTGTGGACGGTATCTCGGTTCGGCGGTGCTGCTTTTTAGCGCTGGTCATTTGATCCACCCTTTCTCTTTTGCAATCTCCCTCACTTTTTCATCAATCTCCGCGTTTCGGAATATCTCATATCCCGTGGTTGTGGTGTCTGGCTGTACTGGTGGTGTGGGGGAAAAGCTTCCGGCTCCTTCGCGCAACCTGATTTCCTCGCAAATTTCGTGATATCCGTTTCCGTACAGCCAATCGTATAGTTTATCTGCGTCTATCAGTTTCATGGTCTGTCTTCCTCCCCTCAACCTATTTTTTCAAAGCTGGCTTCTTCTGAGTAATAACCGTTTGATTCTCCGTACCACCGGATGGTCACGTACCCTTTGACTGTAGCCAGTTTGTAGAACGTCCATGTGTCGCTTTCGTCAGCATTTTCATCTGCCTTCGATATTTCTTCAGCCATTAAGATCGGCGTGTTAATTAGATCAGCCAGATTGCCTACAATCTCTTCAATTCGCACATCTTCACAGCAATCCTGATGGTGGCACATCCGGTATGAGCTGCCACATTCCGTTTTAAAGATGAGTTCGTAATCTTCATGTTGAGTTATATCAACAATCGTCTTCCCTAGTAATTCGGATATATCGCTCATGTTTGTTGTTCCTTTCTTTATGGGGAGCCAGATCCCTTACCCCGGCCCCCGCTGCGCTGGGTTATTCGGTCGCGTCTCGATGGCCTGACGGCCTATACTGCTGCTTTCTGCTTTATCTTGGATACTTCTTCTTTTGCAAACTTAATCCATTCACCTAAACTGCTGGATCTACCAACCTCGTCCATAAATCCGCTTTTCATTGCGAGCAATACATCAAAGTCATACCACGGTGCTAATGCACTCATTTCCTTATTTGGTTCACAGAGAAATTCGCATTCAGAATAATAATCCTCCCCTTCTTCATCAACCTCTGGTACTTCATCGTTCTCACAATGGATATAATCGTCATACCCTTCTTCGTAGCAGCCGATTTCATAGGTAAGGGTGGGCTTTCCGCATTTCGGACAGGTCCGTGCAGCTTCGATCTCTGCAGCAAGTCTCAACTGCTCTGCACACCATATCTCTGCCATGCCGATGGTTATCCGTGCCATGCGGGCATATTTTACTGGATCAGCGTATATGCTCATATCCTCTTCTCCCCCTTATACCTCTGAATCGTCTTTAAAGCAGCCTTGCACTAACTCATAAAGTCGAATTGATTCCCAAAATAAATCAGTAGTAATTTTTATAGACAAGAGTGGTTCCCAGCGGGCATCGTATATGAACTCAATTCTGGCATTGCCGCCTGTTTCATCGTCAAAAATGAATTCAAATCCGTTCTCCGTTGGCTGAAGGTCGCACTCTTCAATACTGTAGTCCCTGCTTAGAGCCGACTTTACTGATTGCTTAGCGACATCAGCGAGTGTACCGGTTAGCCAAATGATCAATACGTTTTCCAACTGTCATCCTCTCCCTTTGGGGTCTATGGACCCTGAATTCACTTCTTTGGAACCTTCGCCGTTGATCCGCAATCCGGGCATTCCATCCACTCTTCAATTCCGCCCAAATCGTCCGCATCCGACCATTGGTACTCCATTTTAGTTTTGCATTTCCGGCACTTTTTCACTTTCTCAGACATGGCTCTCTGCCCCCTTATAAGTTAAGTACCAGACCTTATACGGCCTCCGCTACGCTGAGTATTGCGGTCGAATCGGAGGCCTGACAGCCGTTATAATTTCAATGATGCTAATAGAGCAGCCTTACAGATCGCTTGAGGGGCCTCGGTTGACAATGCCTCATACGCCGGCCGATGTGGGTCCCAATAAAAGCTCGCTTCCCATTCTTCATTTTCATCTGACAACATAAAGTACCAGTGCTTCGATTTCATGTGTTCCACTACCTTCCAAGCCTCAGTCATGTCATCGGTTAGGCGTGGAATAGTTCCAAATCCACCATAGGCATTCGGCGCGGTTTCAAGTGGCATCCAACCGAGTACATCATAGAATATCCACGAGTCCCGTTCGTGTGGCTTCATGCTGTCCCATTTAGCCAGTATCTCTTCCCTTGTGAGTGTCATTGGGCACCAACTTCCTTAATTACTTCGCAATCATCTTTCTGTATGTGCCGTCCGTATGGATAGTAATCATTTTTCGGTATTAGGAATAGATTGGGATGTTTGCTATCTTCTTCGACTTCAAAGGTTTCACCAATATGTTTGTGGTACCACCAAGGAATAATCGGTGAAGGTGGAGTATGCGATATGATCTTTACTGTTGTCATTGGTTATCTCCTTCCTCAACCTCAAATGTAATTTATGCCAGATGCCTTTCTAATTCGTTCCAGTCGATTGATGATAATAGGTAGGTTCCGTTTTATCCGCTTTTCTGAGTTCACATATTCTTGTAACTCCGGTGTAGAAAATTCTCTTTTACCAGATTCCTCGTTAACCCAATTCACATATGCAATGTCTTTCTTTGATTGTTCCACAGCATCTACTTCAATTTCACCATTGGTAAACTTCGTATGGCAGTTCCCGCACAATGAATGAGGCTTGCACAACGAATCTACTTGTTTAAAGCAGTGGCTACATCTC